ACGTAGTTCGAACCACCGAAGACCGAGACAACTCCCCAAAGCGTTGGGCTGCTTTCGAGTGCGTCGTCCGGAGTGCGTTCAAGTGAGCCAAACCCTAACGCCAAGGCAGGCGGTAATTCACAACCTGGCTATCTGCCTTGCCACGAAGCCAGACGAGCCAATCGGCAAGACCCTCTTCGATATCCTGGCTTGCCGGCTAGAGAACAAGACGCATCCGGTTTTCATGTCGGATATCGAGCTCGCTCAAGCCATCGAAGTATGGGCCGTAGGGGAAGCAGAATGATTACCGTGCCTGTCGCGTTGGTTGTCCCCGCTATCTTTCTAGCCGGCTACTTCCTAGGCTTGTGGATTGGCTACATGTGGAGGGGCAAATGCTGAGTGTAGACCCCGGGGCCTGTACCGGCTGGGCCTATTGGCGTTCTAACAAGCTCGTATCCTGTGGGGTCTGTTCTCCGGAGGACTTCAAGCGAGTCGTCCCGCCTGAGGCTTTCATTACCTCTAAGGTCGGTATCATCGAACTCCCCCAGGTCTACAAGGTATCCAAAGCCCCGCCCAAGGATATCGTACGTCTGGCCGTGCGGGTTGGCATCCTAACCGAGAAGATGCTAGCTGGGGGCATCCCAGAGGTTATCGAGCTTTGCCCGACCACTTGGAAGGGCCAGGTTCCTAAAGAGGTGCACCAAGCCCGACTCTTCGCCAAGCTCAGCCCAGCCGAACAAGAAGTAGTCCGGAAGTGTGGCCAGGGCATCGCGCCCAGCCTTCGTAATAACATGCTGGACGCGGTTGGGTTGGGTCTCTACCGAGTCATGGGCAAAAAGATTTGACGTCCGGGTAGCGCATGCTAGGGTCTAGTTATGCGCTACCTAATCGTCCTGTTCTGCCTTTGGGTCTCTGGCTGTACGAACCTGGAACGCAACTGCGAGGGCCACTGGACCTATACGCCAAGCGATTGGGACTTGGATGACTTGGCCCAGCTCGCCAAGGCAGAAGCGGCTTGGAACGCGTTCGCTGGCGAGGGTACCTTGACCCTTGAAGCCGGCCCCTCAGATGGTATCTGCCATCTGTCCAAGGGGTCGATTGACTTCGCGGAAGAGAACCCGACCCGGAACGGCTCTTACCACAAGGGTACGGGCAACGTCAAAGTCCGTAACGAAGTCGGGGAAGAGCTGGCCAACCTGCTTATCCACGAGCTCGGACACGGCCTCGGCTTGCCCCACATCGAAGAAGACGGCCATATTATGAGTCAAGAGAAAAGGTCCGAAGCCTTTACGACCGCGGACCTTGCCTTGTGTGTCGAGTACGGAGCTTGCCGCTAGTAACTCTGGAGTGAATCTACCGGAACGTGCAAACCGAACTGCATAAAATCCACGGTGCCATTGCTCGTGTAGTAGTTGAACAAGAGGCTCTTACCTTGTGCATAGGCAAAGTTCGTAGTAATGTGGATTGCCGCGAACGGGTTTGAGGTGTTGTTCGTATACTTGGCGAAGTCGCTACCTGCTACGGTCCAAGTAACACCGGCGTCCGCACTGGCACACAAACCTAGAGTAACCGCATCGGTCCCGGTTGGGCTACCGCCGTGGGCCATGTAGACCCCGACAACGTTGTTTTCCCCCAGGTCTTGTGTCTTGGCTACCGAGATACCCGCAAAGGTTCGAAGCAAGCCAATGCTGGATGGGTTTGAAACCGGGCTTGTGTAGATAGATGTAGAGAACCTAGTAAGGGAGCCATAGGAGTAGGCTGCGGGCTTCGCGACCGTAAAGACCCATTGGGAATTTACCAAGTCCAAAGCAGGGGGCGCATACAGAGGAGCGCCAAAGAAGCTAACGTTATTGTAGACTTCGACCCATGGCCCGGCCGGGTTTCCGTTGGCGCTTGTGTAGACCGATGCGTTAGCCGCACTGCCGGAGAAGCCCCACAAGGAACCGTCGGAAGGCCTAGTCACGAAGAAGGTATTAGCCGCGTTGGCGTTGGGAGTGCCAGGTAGGGTAACTGCGGTAAGCAGGTTTTGGTTTACAGTGAAGAAGCACGGGGTACCCGAGTTAGTACCCGAGACCACTCCAAGGGCTGCATATGCGCCCGAGCAAGCCAGCATGTTGCCCAGCCCGATAATTACTGTGGGTTGGGCCGAGCTCAATCCGGTAACTGGTGCGCCTAGAGTCCCGGTCGAGGTGAGCGTAAAGGCGCTGAAATTCGTAGCCGTCTTGGCCGTAGTTCCGTCCGTAAAATACTGAATGCCGTAACTGGTGGAAACAGTACCCGTATCAAACCAGCATGACCGATTAGTGGCCGTGGTTTGAATGTTGGTGGTGCCTGAGGTTTCCGAATAGGCATATCCGTGGATGTCCCGGAATACGACCGTAGCCGGGTCGGTGCCAGCCGAGGCTACAGCAATCCAACACTTTTGATAGGGGTTCCAATAGGGGGCGTGAACCTTTAGGTAGCCCTTCGTAGCCGGTACCCCGACGGTCCGAGAGAACCTGAGAAGCTGGCCTTTCTCGATAGCCTGTAGAGCCAACCCCGTATAGTTCTTTACGCTGTTCTCGTACTGAGCTGGATAGCGCTCCCCCGGGGCCGTGCCTTGCGTCGAGTAGATAGCCGGGGGTAGAACCTTGGTCGGGCTAGCTCCCGTACGCCAGGGGTTACCCGAGCCGTCCGCGGTATAGTTGGCCGATTCAGCCCAACGGAAAATGGGGATGGTTTTCACGTTAGTATACTAGTACGCTAGAGGCCACGTTATCGGGGAGCCCCGTCGTGTGGGCAAAGCCTCTGGGCACGGTCGGGAGTGAGGTTACATGGTCGTAGATAATCTCATTCCCGGTAGAGCCCGGGGCCGGGTCCCCGTTGCCAATGAACTCGAGGGCTACTCCGGCTGGCTTGGCCTGTAGAAGGATACGAAGCAGCGCCATTGCCCGAACCGTCGTCAGGGTAGTCGTCTCTACTCGGAACCGAGCTGGCTGGGATTCGGTATAGATAACCGTAGAGTCGGACAGCCCATACAGACCCAGGAAGTTTTTGACGATATCTAAGATGGCCCTCGTAGAACCATCGCTTTGATTGACCTGGATACGAAGCCCGATAGCAGGGGCGTATTCCGCATCGGTCCGGCCCTGTCGAGTCTCGCCTACAAGGGACCCCAGAATATCCAACTGTACGCCAACCCCCTGCAGGTTTCGGCTTTGGATGACTTCAAAAGTTACATCTTCGGCCGACTGGACTTGAGCCAGCCAAGCCTTTAGGATGCCCTCAATTACCGGCTTGCCTTTGAATTGCTCGGTAAGAAGAGCCAAGCCCTCAGCTACGTGGGCCGTGTTCTTAACCGGAAGCATTACGGAGCTCCGGGGATTGGGTTGTAGACCGCGCTGTAGATGCCCAACTGGCCGAAAGACCGAGGGCCAATGGGTGCGGCTCCTGTTGTAATCAAGCCCGTTCCGACGTCAAGCGCGATGCCAGACACATCCCAGACGTTGGCTTGCTGCATAATCAGGGTTCGAATTCGGTTGACTACTACGTCTTCCCCGATACGAAGCCCTGACAAGTAGGCCGTGATAGCCGCTTGAATGAGTGGGTTTTGCGTGGTCGGGTTATAGCCGGGGAGCGTTACGGCCGTAAAGTAGAGGTCCACGTTTTTCGCAGTAGGCCGGGTGAAGTAAACCAAGCGGGCCTGGCCTAGGGTGTCGGTAGCCGTACCCGTGTTCAGGCCATAGGTAGGGATGCCAGCCGGCTTGTTATCCCAGAGGACTTGGGCGATTACGTCATTGGCTACCAAGCTCCCGTCTCTTACGACCGCTTCGAATGAATGCGGAGGGAGTCCGAGCGAGTCATAGAAATCTGAGGTATTCTCGAATACGGTTACCTGAGAAACACCGGAGATAGCTAGTAGGTCGGCTTGAAGGGACCCAACGGTACCCGAGCCATAGGTAGACGGGGCCGTAGCTTGACGGTTTCGGTAGTCGGTGTCCGTCTCGATTTCCCGGCCGGCAGTTGCCGGGCCTAGGTTGGTTACCGAGTTCCAGCCAGCTGTCGCCGTGGAGATTTCCGTGATAGTCCCGGTATTCGCCGGGAAGTTGCCGGGGGATACCGACCGGAAGTTGACCGGGTAGTTACCCGTACCCGGGGCCGTAAAGTTGGCTACGGGGGTCCAGCGGTTAGTCGGCTGGCCGGCAACGTTGGCCATAGACACGCCAGCCGTAAGCGTGGTCCCGATAGACAAGTTGACCAAAAGGCTTACACTACCCGACGTGGCACCTAGCCGAGGGACTCCCCTAAGCTGGCCGATAACGTCAAGTAAAGCTCCCTCAGCCGCGGCAGGATTGAAGGCGTTGTAGGCCGTCTGGATAATCTCCCAGACCTCGGCTAGCTTGGTAGCCACAATGCCGTTAAGCTGGCCTAGTGGTTGGTCTGGGTCGGTATCGAGGTCCGCGCCAAGGAAAGAAAGTTGAGCGTTGAAAATCTCTGCGTTGATTTGTTCAACGGTCTTGATTTCTAGACCTTGTGCGGTTACTCCGGCTGGCATGGTTGTAGTCTAGCCGAGGCTAGGCTAGTCCTACCAACCCGGCAAAAACGTCGTGAATTTCGTTCATATCCGGGGCGAAAGCTCGCTCTACGAAGATGCCACCTAGCGCGCAGGGAAGAGATTTGGAGGCAAAACAATCGGACATGACGGCCATTGGAGTAATCTCCAAACCTGGATTTCGGTTTGCTACGCCTGCGTAGGTGGTCCAAGTCCCTTTCCCCTTCCGAACTCGAAAGGTGCCATCGGCCGCGTTATACTGCATTTGAACAACTACAGCTTCCCCAATAAGTAGAGTTCCCGGGGGAGAACTCACCGTTTGCCAAACGCTATTGGCCGCGTTAATCATACAACCCCAAAGCGCACCGCTGGCGATAGGTGCCAGAACGGGGGCGTAAAAATCTCCAATGGGCCCTAGGATAGAATAGGGGCCGGAGGGGAACGTGGGCGCTGCAACCATTTCGTCTACGCGGACGGCTGCAGTAATAGAAAAACTTCCGGGCATAATGTGCGACGGGTTCCTGGCTGCGCCCCCCGCGTCGCAGACAAGCATCGCCGAAGAGCCTGTATTGACAAGCCAGGTCTTACCGCCAATAGTTACGGTTCCTGGGTCTGTAGTTCCGTGTCCGGGAGCCCCGATTACAGCATTCATACGGTCCCGACGCAATGTGTGTAGGTTGCTATTACCTGCACTTGCTCGACCTGCAAGTCTGTCTGGCATCGCTGGGTTTCTATCATTGGATACGAAAAACATTGAAGCGTCTCGCGCGGCTAGGTCCAATGTGTAGGCAAACGTTACCGTGCCTGAAGTCCCGGAGCTCTGGACCACGTAGGCGTTTACCGAGCCTACCGCATGCGCAGGAACCACGGCCGTCAAAGTCGTAGCGTTGACGTAGGTAGTCACACGGGCTACACCATCTGTCCACAAGACAGCCCCTGGAAGGAAGGCCGAGCCGGTAGCCGTGACAGTTCCGCCGAGCTGGCTAACGGACGTAACCGAGGTCAAGACCGGGACAGGGTCCACGTAGACCGGAGCGCCGTCTACGAAGAACTCCCCGGCCGTATCGCCCTCGATTAGGGAGCCATCGCAAACGACCTGAAAGGTAATACGTAGGGTCCGGGTAGCCCGGTCTAGGTCTAGGTCCAACTGGGGAACCTCGGTAATGAGCTCGGACGTTTCCGTAATGACAGACAAGACAAGCCGACGCAAGCTATCCAGGTCAGGGTTCTTTTCGAAGAATACGAACCAAGGAACCCCGAGCCGGGTATCTAGGAACCACTCCCCCGAGAAGAGTAGAAGCCGGTTCCGGAGCTTGGTAGCAACGGCCTTGACCGAATCGATTAGGACCAAGCGCCCGTTGGATAGGACCAAGTCCCGAGCTAGTGTTTGCTGAAAAGTTCGCATTAGAGGGACTTGGTTAGAGTGCTGGCCGTGGTCGGCTGAGAAGGGATAGTAGTCAGGGTAGCCGACGTGGTAGGAGGCACCCCGATAACCGCAGGCATAGCCCCCGCAACCGGATGAATGTGGCTATTGAAGGCCGCTCGGATGTTCGCAATAGCCGCGTCTACCTTGGAGCTAAGGGCAATGAAGTCCGAAGCCCCATGGCCAAGGAAGATACCCGAAGCCGTGATTTCGACCTTGGACGTTGCCGAGGTTTCGGACCCTAGTACCATGGCCCCGGGGGTCGTAGTTGCGTTAGTCGCTGGCTCCAAGTCAGGGAAGAGGCCAGGGATAGCGATAGGGTAGCCGATGCTATGCCGCCTGGTATCAGCCGGCTCCCCCGTCTTGGCCCCCATTCGCCACTCCGCGATGCTGGTTTCGCAGAAAAGCAAAACGACCGTATCCCCGGCTTCAAGCGGGAAGACGATACTGTACTTCTTCGTGCGAGGGAACTGGACCGGGACCTTAGGCAAGGTACCCAGGGGTTCGTATACTACCTCTTCGTTAGCCGACTGCAACGGACGAGCAATACAGACCTCGATATCCGCGGTTAGGTCCGTTGGGTAGTAGGTCAAGACCCGACCGATAGTAATCGTGTGTAGCTCATCCTGGTTTGCCTGGGTAGCCGCTTGGATTACTTGTGTCAGGGAAACCGGGAGGGACATGCCCTTAGTCTAGCCGCCCTTGGGCAAACGGCAGGCTAGCCGGATGCCCCAGTTTTCGCCCCAGGAATCCCCTTCATACTCGCACTCCTCTACCCGATACAGGCCCTTGACGAAACGAGAATTGAACATAACACGCATACCCGGCCGCAAGCCGGGCAACATGAGACACTCAGCTCGGACAATCTTGTCTCCCGTCTTGGCTTCGTGTGTCAGGGAAGGGGAGCCGGTTAGACCCGACTCACTGTCGAGTACGTAGGGGCGGACGTCTAGGGCTTTCCCGATATCGAGGATTTGCAACTTGCCATCTTGAATCGACCACTCTAGGCCAGCCGACCGGCAAAACTGGGTTAAGTTCTTCGCGCTATTGCCAGTAAGCAAAGTGCCCACGGGGAACAAGCTAACCCCGGAGGTCTTGAGCTTGGCCGCGGCTTGGGCCACGTTGCCCAGACCTACGCCCAAGGTCCGTGCGATGGCCAGGAGGGCTACATCGTTCGGGGTCTTGGGGCCGAGGGGGATGCTGAGCCGGGCTGACTGAATGGCCTTGTCTCCGTCCCCTGTGCTGAATACCGTAGTAATGTCCGAGCCTTCCACCTCGGAGCTGGCCCCCCTGAGCTGGCCTAGATAGAGCTGGGAATTGTCCCCCTTGTAGCCGGCTTCTACCGAGACACCCAAGACTTTGGACTCCGATAGCTCTTCCCGAGTTGACTCGCTTAGGTTGTAAACCTTGATAGTACAGGTATTCGGCTCTTTCTTGAGGGTCTTTCGAATGGTGAAAGCGCATCGAAGACCCGTGATATCCACGGTCCCGACTACGATTTTATACGTTCTCCCGAAGAGGTCCGAAGCCATACTACTAGGTTAGCCCGTCGCTCGTCGCATACATAAGTTGGCATCTAGAGCCGAGCTCGCCGATACCGGGGGGGCTGGTATTCGAGTCCGAGCTCTGTACGAAAAGCTTGCCGGGGGGTAACGAAGGGCTAAGGAAGGGGTC